GTAATTATGAAAAGGAAATTTATTTTCCTTTTTTGCACAAAATTGGACAACCAAATGATGAGCTAAAGTAAAAGCTGCTCAACTAGAGTAACATCCCATAGGTTGACCACAAGAATATTTATATTCTTTGTCTTCATATAGAAATGTTCTATTAGTTAGTAGTTTACTTCCACTTTCAGCATATTTAAAACTTCTTATTAAATCATACCTCTTTGAAAGGAGATATGTTAATAATTTTGTTTGTAAATGTACTGGAAATCTATCAGTAGCACTTGACAAGTCAAGACTGTAGAAAGGATCCGTTCCTTCTCATTTATGAAACGGATCCTGAGTGAAGGTCCTATCACAAGGTAATTTACGAAGTAAATTCATAAATATCTTATGTATAGGTTTTAAAGTAAATTGAGTGAAATAGTCAGAAATGGCTATAACTCTCATTTTACACTCAGGATCTTTTATAATAGATAAACGACCAGATGACTTATGTGTAAAGATATTATCTTTACCAGAGCCATTAGGAATGTTAATCTTATTATGATTTATAAATGAAATGAATGGGCCCACATAAGTTGTAAAGAAATCTTTACCAATTAAAGTTAATATGGATTCCATGATACTATGACCCAAGTATTTAACTGTTTCAGTTATACTTAAAATCGTAGGACCATGAGGACCCATCTTTAAACTGATAAAGAAATCACTTACCGAGTATGTGGGAATTTCTCATTCTAAACCATATTCATTAACAAATTCTAAAACAAATTTACCAGGAACAGTTTTAAAAACTTTCTTAGGTTTATCTGTGATAGAATTAAAGTTAATAGGTATAACTTCATTCTTCTTTGGAGTTATACATCTTGAAATATTAAGTAGTGTTAAAGCAAAAACAATTTGTTCTGTTTTACCACTATCAATATATTTCTTTAGGAATATAAATTTAGATGGAAAGCCGGATTTTGATGAAACAAAAGAATCATTAACCAATAAAGGTCTACCACACATGTATCTTGTTAACAACAATCTACATGTTTTGATATACTTTACTGTAAATAATGTTCCATTCTTTTTCAAAAGAGTGAAAATTATTTTAAATGTCTTTTTAATCAACTTAACATCACAGTTAGGATAACCCAAATAGGTTAACCTTACTATTATGGTATATAATAAATTATGTATCATGATTGATGTTATTGTAGATTTATATCAGCTACAACAATTGATAATATCGAGTGCTAACATTTGAAAAACAAAGATCCCAATATCAACTATTTTTCCCTTTTAAGGAAATTTAGCTGACTTGGTAGATCAAATGATTAGTTATAGTCTTTATTCATCATAAAGTACTATAATTAATTACAGTTTTCTCAAATATTAAAATTGTTATTAACTGAGAACCTTATTTCTAAGGAATTAGTTAGTAACCTGATGGAGTAAACCCCTTTAGTTACTTACCTATAAATAGGTACAAAGGAAGTATCTGATCTTATTACTAAGAGACAAATACTTAACCGAAGAATAGTATAACTATTTTAGTTTGAGTTAGTTTTAGTTAACTAACTAGGTCTTCG